CTATCCAATTTGTTGAAAATCTCAACCCAGAGCAAGAACTGCTATGAGTAGTAAAATGCTATTCCTAGTTGACATTGGTAATGGTAGATGTGTCAGTCACGATGGATACATTCAAATTGGTATCTTCTCTCATAGTGTAGAGAAGCATCTTGAGTTATGTCCTGAACAGGAATGGCAGGTAACATACTGGATGCCTGATCCATTCTGTATCAGATATCCAAGACCAAACTATCAGCATACTATGAAAGCGAACGAAGGTTCTCCTAAAACTGATAATGCTACTGATAGTCGTCCTAGAGACTTCCCAGACCAAGCAACGAATCGACTTGAGAGAACATTATGAAGATGTGGGAGACAAAATGCTCTGGGTGTGGTAAGATGGTTCCAGCGAATGAAACACCTCAAGTTGGACACCAAGCACCTGATGGCAGTTGGGTAAATTCGTTATGCAAACCTTGTTGGTTAAAATCTAAAAAATGAACATCATTGTCCCGATGAGAATAACTGGTAGTATCCTAGTGATTACTGCCTATTTTGTTGTTCTTCACATTAATACAACTCTTGGAGTTGCATTACATTTTGTTGCAGATATGATTTCAGTACCATATTTTGTACTGACAAAATCATGGGATGTGGTTATAATGCTTATGTTCCTCCTAGCAATCAGCTTTAGTAAACTTTTAGTATGAACATCTTTGTTAATGAATTAATTAATATTTCTTTTTAGTGTTTCTGATACAAACTCGGTACTAGTAGTAAATTTCATTTCTTTAGTAAAGATATCAACAAACTCTTCTATTAGATCTTCCTTTAAGATATAGATTTTCTTCTTTTTATCATTTTCACGAGTTTCATATACTAGATTATTTACTGGTCCTCTAGATTCTTCTGCTAATTTTTCATTTCCACGTGGATCGATGAATCTAAATGACTCGCCAACTTCAATACCACCTTGTAAAATTACTCTTTCATTGAATCTTTGTTCTAAAGTTTCATAGTGATGAATGCCACCAGGATTTCTGTATTTTCTTTCTATGTAATTCGTTAAAGTGCTAGTATTTCTAGGCCAATCTGAGTGTATATTTCTAATATTATTGATAATCATAATGACCCAATCAAGACCAGGATCTTTGTAGAAGTCATATGCTATTGTGTCTGGTCTTTCGTGATCCTGTACAAAGTAATCTTGAAATACAGTTGCTCCTTCTAAAACTTCGTCGATTACTTTAATACGTCCAAAAATATTCTTAATACGAATAAAATTACCATCATATGGATTTTTATCGTATTTTAGATATAGTATATCGGGTATTTTGTCGAAGTATGCCATGTTTCGTTAAAGATGAATTTTAATTAGGAGGATTAGATGGTCTTCCAGCACCATTTGTGCCTGTTCCAAATGAACCATCGCGACCAGATCCAGTATTTCTTTGAGATTGTCCTATTAGTTTTCTCATTCCATCAGTTCCACCTCTGACGCCAAAACCAAGATCAGTTGGATCTTCAATATCAATGATATCTTTTCTTGTGAGGTTTGTAAGTTCTACGAAGGATAAACTCAAACTTACTGCAGTAACAAAATTATTTGGAGTTAATGAAATTACGTTATTTGGGGTGTAATTAACGTTTACTGATTTTAAACCACAATATCTAGTTTGTGGTAAGAATGAACTAAAATTTGTATTGTTTTGTAAGGTAGTTGTTCTATTACCTAATCTGCGACTAACTGTGTTTTTATATTGACTGGGAACAATTCTGAAAATATATGGATATTTTAGGAAAATTGTGTTATTCTTGTTATTTGATGTAGAATCAGGATGCATTGCAAGTTTGAAAAACTTGATAATTTGTCTAATTTCTGTTTCTTCGTCAGCATCTCTAGCAACCATAATATATTTAAAGTCAAAGGATCTGGTATCCATTTTCTCAAAAGTTTGCAAAGTATTATCATTAAATGTAATTCCAAATGAAGCACCAAGAAGATTATCAAGGTCTAAATCTTGTTTTTTTGGAATATCTTTAGTTAATGCATCTGCTAAACCTACTAATACATTTGCTCCAGTTGCTGCTCCAATTTTCCCTGCTTGTTCTGTTAATCCACCTAGAGATTGACCTTGATTAAATGCCGCACCTAAGGCACCAAATTGCATTGCTTGCCAATTTGCTCCATAACTATATTCTAAATTTTGTGGTAAATATAGTGATACTGAACCAATTCCAGATGCATCACCATCTCCACCACCACCAGTAGCTCCAAATGCGGTTGTGAGTGATGTTCCTAAATTATCTAAGTCAGTACCACTAGATAATGGTCCAGATCCTCTTTGAACTTGGTCTCTAATATTTGGGGCACCACCAGCAATTCCAGGAGCAGAACTATAATCGTATGCTCTAAATGTTAGATATGCGCCTGTATTTTCTAGAGTACTTCTAGGGTATTGAAGTTTTATTGACATTATCTACCAGATCTTTGTACTTTGCTTGAACTCACAAAACGATTATTTTTATCATAAAATTGCTCTATGGGCAATGCAGCAAATTCAATAAGGTCCTCATCTGGAACTTCAAAAAATAAGTTATCTGCTCGATTGATAATATATCTATGTAGCAATTTAAATGGAATTTTAACATTACTATTTAGAAACTTTTTAGCAAGTATCATTCTTTGCTTTTCTGTGGTGTAATGAAAATTTGCTCCCATAAATCCATCATCATACATTGTAGTTACTAAAACCAATGGATACTTATCCCAACGTTTTAGACGTGCTTTTGTTTTAGGGTTATATTCAAATAGGTAAAACTTACCTACCATCACATCATCTTTGACATGATCAAAGAGATATTCAAATGCTACTTGTCTTTGACTATGTTTTGTTTTAGCACCTTCTTCTTTGATCTTTTCGATAACACTCATATTTTTAGTTCTTTCTCTGTTAGGATTTTAAATTGCCATTTTCTGTCTTTACAATATTTAGTTGCTGCTCTCCACTTTGCATCATTTACAACATATGTCACGACTTCATTTATATACCTCTTTGTACGACGCTGTTGTTTTTGGGGAGGTGCTGTCTGCTTAAACGGTTTGATCTCGATAATAAATTTCTCCGTCCCCCCAGTTTTAGTTCTTGCTCGGACATAGAAATCTGGGAAATAGCGATGGACCCTATTATCAAGAGGAGAGATGTAAGGGATAACAATTTCTTCACTTCCCCATTGTAAAACATTTGGATTGCTGTCACACCATACCATGAATTTTCTTTCCCATAAAGAGCGGTAGATAACATTTGTAGGGTCCCCCTTATACTTATTTGGATAAGATGGTTTGTACTTTCCACTATATGCCATAAAAAAGTCGCTAAATATAAATATACGCTTCCGCTTCTATTTAGATGAAGATAACCGATGTTATGACGAATATAGTAGGTCCAAATGGACTTGCGTCTTCAAATCGTTATCAAATATCATTCCAATTTGGTGAAAGTCCTGCTCTTGCAGATGCAGTTGGACGTGATTTTATCGGTGTACCTGAAGCAGATATTTATGAAACTAGTGCATTAAATAGTGATGCTGCAAAATTAAGTTATCTTGCAGATGAAGTTAATATCCCTGGATTTAGTATCAGTACTGGTGATTTTGAAGGGCATATGCCTGGAATGAATCAAAAGTATGCTCATACTAAAACGTTTAGAGATTTTACAATTACCTTTTTGATGGACCATGAGCATCTTCCTTATAAGATGCTACATAGGTGGGCAGAATTCATCTTTCCGTTTCAGGTAAGCAATGGTGTTTCTATTGAAAATAGTAATACTGGACCACTTTTGAGGAATTATGTTCTAACTAATTATTATAATGATTATACCTGCAATATGGTCATTGATAAAGTTGAACCTACATTTGGTGAGAGGGACACGTCTAAAAAACTACGTTCAAAATCTACACTATTCCTTTATAATGTATACCCATATTTGATCAATGATATTACTGTTTCTAACGGTCCAAATCAATTGCTCAAATTTCAAGCATCATTTTACTTTGAATATTCTAAACTTCTTAAAGAAGACAATTAATTAAATTTTGGAGATTATTTTATGTCACTTCCTACCCTGAGTTTGCCAAGTTATGAGTTGGTAATTCCTTCCTCAAAAAAGAAGGTAAAATATAGACCATTTATGGTTAAAGAGGAGAAAATTCTCCTGATGGCATTAGAATCTGAAGATGAAAAGCAAATTGCTGATGCATTAGAATCTATCATTGCCTCATGTATAATCACTAAAGGATTTAAAGTTCAAGATTTAGCAACTTTTGATATTGAATATATTTTCTTGAATATTAGAGCAAAATCTGTAGGTGAAATTATCGAATTGCTCATACCATGTCCAGATGATCCTGAGACCGATGTTAAGGTTACTATTGACATTGAACAAGTAAACGTTGAATTTGAATATGGTCATACTAATAAGATTAAGTTGGATGATAACCTTTGGATTGAAATGAAATATCCTGGTATTGATACTTTTGCAAATCCTCAAGAAGATATTGATGATTCCTTTAAATTTGTAGCAAATTCAGTTGCTAAAATTTATAATGATGAGGAAGTGTGGGATACTAATACTACAACTGAACATGAATATATTCATTTTATTGAGCAATTAAGTTCAAAGCAGTTTGCAAAACTTCAAAAATTCTTTGATACTATGCCATCCCTTCGTCATAAACTTAAGTTAGAAAATCCAAAAACAGGATTTGAGTTTGAATATGTAGTTGAAGGTCTTTCCAATTTTTTCGTATAGCCCTCTTTCATAATTCTTTAGAAAATTACTATAGGAGTAATTTTGCATTAATGCAACACCACAAATATAGTTTAACAGAGATAGATAATTTAATTCCTTGGGAATATGATATCTACACTACTTTGTTAAGACAGTATTTGGAAGAGGAAAAGAAACGTATCGAACAACAGCGTAGAAGTTAATGAGATTTAAACCTAAGGGTAAGCCTAAAAAAGGCAAATCTAAACCTCAAACTAGTATTATTTCTAAGGGACTACAATCTCTATTTGGAAATAAAAAGAAATCTTCCTCTAATGGTGATAATAAGAGGAAGAATGCTGGTGGTGGTTCTTATGGTTTAGATAATTATAATGGCATGATAATGGAAATTTATGATGCTAATACTACTACTCCAGAAGGTGTTAACGAAACAATACCTGTCGAGAAAAAGGAATCAAAGGAAGGAGAATCTAAGTTAGTATCTGAAACGCTAAGATTAAGAAATACTGCAGTTCTTAACTTAAAATTAAAAGAACAAATATTTAAGTATGAGAAGAATAGATTAAATAAATTAAGATTAGGTGGTGAAGGCAAAGCAGGAGGAGCAGCAGCAGGTGCCAGTGAAGGAGTTACACCTATCATTCCTGGAGAAGATGGTGGAGGACTAGGATTGCCGGGTGTATTTGGAACTCCCTTCAGAAAAGCACCTAGAAGGACTCCAAAAACTAATCCTAATCAACCTAAAAATAGAAATAAGAGTAGAAATAAAAATAAGAGTAGAAATAAAAATAAGAATAGAAACAGGAATAAACCTAGATCATCTAATAAACCTGTAACTAGAGGTAAGGGGGGTGCAAGACCTAATCCATTTAGGAGGTTTAATCCATTTAAACCTAAAGTTACTAGTGGTAAACCTGCGGTTCCTCCTGGTTTAAACAACCCATTCAAGGGATTAGGTAATCCATTTAAAAGATTTGGTCCTAAACCTAGTATTACAATAGGTGGTGCAAATAAAATACCAAAAGGACTCAATAATCCTTTTGATGTATTCAAGAAGGGACCAAATGTAACACGATCAATGCCACAAATACCTAGAGGATTGCAAAGTCCTTTAGGTGGTCTTGGATTACCTAAGATTAGAAATCCTTTTGCCGGACCAAAAGTAACTACTGGTGGTGCTACCAGACCATTTGGACTTGGACCAGGAGCATCACCAACAGTTACTGGTGGTGCCGGTGCGGGTCCTTTGGGTGGAATTGCTTCTAAAATTAAAGTACCACCAGGATTAGCACGTGCTGGAGGAATGGCTAGGGGTCTTGCTAGCAAGGCGCTTGCTCCATTGCTTTTATTAGATGGGTATTTTACAGCCAAAGAAATAGTTAATCCTAATGCTAATATAATTACCAATATCATGGATCTTAGTACAGGTATCTCGAATGCCTTTAAATCAGATCCTTTTACCAGAAGTTTGACGGAACCCCGTGGTGATATTAATACCATGGAAGATAGAACTCCAGAGAGTAACGCTTGGAAACTTAATGACAAAGGAAATAGACGTATACTTGCTGAACGTCAGGCAGCAGATCCAAAAAAATATCTTGAACAAAAGCAAAGTATTATAGAAAAGTATCCATCAACAGCAAGATACTATGACAATCCCATCCCTGAAATGAAAGAGGGTGGTATTACAGAAGATAAACCACAACTGGTTATTGTTGGAGATGGGGGTGAGAAGGAGTATATCGTTCCTGAGAGTAAATTATCTTATTTCTTAGGAACAAGTCAAGCAGCAAAATATTTAAACTATGGTGTATCTCCACTTGTAACTGCTGCTACCGACTATGCAAAAGCAGCAGGAATAAAAACATATGGCATCCCTGAGTTGCAAGATCTTACAAATATACAAAGAGATATTGCGTCACCAATTAAAGGAATTGCCCTAATTCAAACTACATTTAGTGATCTGGGAGATACAATTTTTGATTATGTAACGAAAGGGTTCATGTCTATCATGGAACCTGTTAAAAAGATTATTGAATTTGTTAAAAATATAATTCCACCTGGTATTAAAAAAGTAGTAACAGGTGTTACTGGATTTATGGGTAGATTACTTGGTGGAAGACCTGCAGCGGCAGCTACTCTGCCACCTAGTTTAAGAAAAACTCTTAATGGCAATTTAAATATGAGTTCTGAGGGGGTATTCAATACAGGACTAAAAACTGGTAAATCTGCATATATTGGTGGATCCTCTGATTACCACATTGACACTAAGTTTAACTCTTCTCTTTCTATGGAAGAAAAGGTAGCAATGATGGATCAACTTGCAGCAGGATATGCTGCTCAGGGTAGAAAGATTGAATTCTCTAATAGTATGATTGCCAATACAATATATGATCCTAGTGCTTCTATGGAAGAAAAGAGTGCTCTATTACAAAGAGCATTTGAAGCACATAATATTCCTAGGGGACGTGCTATTGATCAAGGTGGTTTCAATAGTATTGATTATTATGCTCCTCTCATGGGAGAAAATAGATTTGGATCTAGTGTAGAAGGTCAGGATATTCTTGTTCCAACAGTTGATGGTGGTAAAGTAAATTACCATCAAGGTGGAGGATATGGTGCATTTATTACCATGACAGATGCTCAAGGAAATGTTATTTTAAAAACAGGTCATGGTGATGTACGAACTGCAAAATCTGGAAGTGTTAGTGTTCCATCTAAACCTGCACTAAATAAAGATACTGCAGTAGATCAAGATCCAATGGATGAAATTCAAGCAGATCTTCCATTAATGAATTTATTTACACTGCCAACGCCACCACCACCGGATCCTTTGGTTATTCCATTATCTACTAGATTAGGACAAAAACTGTCTTCATCAAATACTCCTGCCTGGGGTAATGCTGCTCTTATTGGAGGTTGATAAATGGCAAGGAAAAGGGATCCTAAAATATTAAGAAAGTCATACGAAGTTAAACTTGGTAAGAAACTTGCTGATCAACTTACTGATGAGCAGATTGGTCTTATTTCTAAGTATTATAACTCTTTGAGTGATAAAGAGTCGAGTGAACTTGATAGTCAACTTGTTCAGGGGAGGAATAATACTGAACTTCATGCGATGGCAGAGAGCATGGCATCCGAAAGGAAGGATAAAATTATTAGTAATAATAAAATTGTTACTACTAAAAAAAGTGAAAAAGTTTCTGTATATAAACCTGAAGATAAAAATGTAGATGATTTTATTGAGAAAACAGAACAGAAGACAAAGGAAGCATTAGAAGAAACTTCTGATGCGATCATGGATGCAATTGATGAACTCATTGCAGCAGATAAGAAAAGATTTGAAGATTTTAAGAAGAAAACAGAACAAGAGGCGAAGGGTAAGTTTCAATATGAGAATCCAATTGGTCCTGATGCAATGCAGGGACCAAAAGAACCTCCCGAGAAAAAAGAACCTGCTAAGAAAACTGAATCTCAAGTAGAAAATCCTTGGGAAGATGAAGTTCAAGATCAACTTGGAAATAAAATTGATGATGTTCTTGATCAAATTAGAAAAGAACCTCTTCCTCAACCCACTCCATCTAAGAGAAGAAAAACTAGAGGTAAAAAGAAGTTTGATCGAAAGGTTTTATCTTCTGAAAGTATGGGTCTCAGTGAGCAATTATCTGAGATTAAAATTAATGTTATGGAGACGCGAGAAGCACTCTATAACATGTATAAAATTGATAAAGCAAGATTTGAATTTAAGAAAAGTATTGATAAAAAGTTAACTACCAGATTAGCAGCAAGAAAACGAGAAAAAGAACTTGAGCAGATTAAACCAGATCCAGGAGATTCAAATACTTCTGCTGTAGGGGAAGGAGAAAAGGAAGAAAGTGCATTGGGAGGTCTTTTAGATTTCCTGCTGGGTCCATTCAAAAAAGCAGGAATTGCTGGTCTTAGTGCAGCATTATCAGCACTTGCATTACCTTTGATATTAGATGCTGTTGAGGATTACTTAACTAAAGATACAAAAGGTCCAAGAAATCAAATATGGGATCCACTTGGTATTATTCCTGATCCAGGTGAAGGTGAAGAAGATGATCCAGTTACTAAATTTTTCAATTGGTTTATTCCTAAAGCAGAAGATTCTGCAGAACCATCTGTAAGAGATGGATCACGAACTCCTGAAAGTGAAGCAGAAGCATTTTCTAGTTTTTGGGGAGATATTTTTCGTTCACGTGAAGAATCAAATGAACCATCTGTAAGAGATGGATCACGAACTCCACAAACTGGTTTTGATTATGTACCTTCACAAGATAGTAAGGGTAAAAAATATGATAAGGCACCTTTAAGTATATCAGTTCGTCGTTCACGTGAAGAATCAAATGAACCATCTATAAGAGATGGATCAAGAACTCCACAAACTGGTTTTGATTATGAACCATCTATAAGAGATGGATCAAGAACTCCACAAACTGGTTTTGATTATGTACCTTCACCAGATAGTAAGGGTAAAAAATATGGTGAGACACCTTTAAGTATACCAGTTCGTCGTGCATTTGATGGAGGTAAATTTACTAGAGGTGTAAAGAAACCACTTAAACCAATTACAGATATTCCTCCTGTTGGATCCGGTGTTCAAAAACTTACAAAACCACTTAGATCGTCTATTACTGTTCCTCAAAAAGTAGCAACTCTAGGTATATTAAATCTTGCTAATAGTATTCTTCAACCATTTACTTCAATTTTACCAGAGGATGCAAATTCAGAAATTAAGAGTTTGTTTACAGGTATTACGTCTAAAAGTGGTTTAGGTAATTTTAATTTAAAAACTAAATCTAAAAATATATTTGATAAGATTAAATCATTTATTGATAATATATTAAATTCTTTGCTTGGAGGTTCTGCTCAAGCATCACCACAAACTCCTGTTGTTTCTGGTGCAGGTGGGGGTGAATATTATGGTCCTGCCTTTGGTCCATCACCATTAAACAGTAATTTGAGTACATCTACAGGTGTTGGGACAAAGGAACAGCGTGCTCTTCTCGATGCAATCGCTTTTTCAGAAGGAACGACAAAAAGTTATGGAACAATTTTTGGGGGACAAGTAATTCCTGAACTTGAAAAGGGTGAATTGACTATTGATGAAGTTCATGCTATGATGATGTCTGGACAAGTGAAAGGTAGAAGTGCAGGATATTCTCCTGGATCTTTTGCTACAGGTAGATATCAGTTCATGCCAGATACTTTACGAGATATTCAAAGAAGTATGAAATTGTCTGGTGATACTTTATTTACGAATGAGATGCAAGATAAAATGTTCTTAGACAGAACTGCATCATATAGAAAAGTTACGCCTGAACTTTTAGCGAAAGAAGGATTAAGTACAAATGTTCTTGATCGAATGGCACCAGAAATTGCATCATTTCCTAGTTCTGCTCATGGTGGTGCTAGTTATTATGGACAACCAGTAAAATCTGCTTCAAAACTTAGAGAAGTATATGACCAATCACTGAGGACACCAACACCCGAACCACCAAAAGTGTCTGGACTAACTCCAACTTCAGAGGATATGAGTTGGTATAATGATAAGATGAAACCTTCTACCCCAATAGATAAAACACCCCCTGAACCCGATCCAAAGAGACAATTCAATCCAATGGAGACAATTAAGAATTTAATAGGTGGAACTCCTACAGTTGCTTCGCCAACACAAAAAGTTAATAAACCAAGAACTACTACGCCGATAGGCAGTGACCCTATGTTACAACCAGGAGGTTATTGATATGTCTGATGGAATGTCAGCACCACTTCTTCTTAAGAATTTTAGAATATTAGGAGTATCTATTACGTTTGCCGAGGTAGATGATCCTCAAAATAAAAATAGAGTTTTTATTGATAAATCTTCTATATTGCAATTTGAATATAGAGAGGGATTATTAAATCAATTTATTTCTGTTACTTTGCAAATTGGTGATACTACAAACCAATTAAGTGATGTTCTTGTTGGTATGGAAAAGGTTGAACTTATTGTTCAAGATAATCTTACTAATGTAAAATATGAATTCACTGAGGAGTCAATGAATGGACCTTTATATGTGTATCAAATACATGATAAGCAAGTAATTGATACAGGTAAAGTTGTAGTTCTTGAGTTGTGTAGAAAGGATGCATTAGAATCAGCACAACAAAGAGTTTGCAAAAAGTATAATGCAATTCCGGCATCAGATTTAGTTCAAGATATTCTTGGAAACTTTTTAAAAACTAAAAAGCAATATTTAGATAATGTTTCTTCTAGTTTGAACAAGTTAACATTTGTTCCACCAATGTCTAGACCATATGATATTTTAGTATGGTGTAGAAACAAATATATTTCCAAGGATCAAAAAACTACTGCAGCAGGTGGAAAATATGTAAGTGCTGGATATTTGTTCTGGGAATCTTACAAAGGATATTACTTTAAATCAATTGATTCTATTGCGAGTCAACCGGCATCTCAATTTACATATACTACTGGTACTGGACTAAGTGGAACTGATGAAGTTTTTAGATTAAATAGTCCTGCATTTCCTAAAGCAGTGAATATGATGGCAGATTTTGATAGAGGATTCTTTTCAGGAACTGTAGATTTTTTTGATACGGTAAACTGTGAAGTGATTAGTGAACCATATACATTGAAAGAAAATTATCCTAAATGGAAAAAAGTTGCAGAAAACAATGAATTGCCGCAACTATATAGTGATGTATTGGATGATCGTCCTACACGTACCATGGCGGTTTCATATAATGATGATTTGTTCTTAGAACCTGGTTCTGAGAAGAACACTGAAAGTAAAATGTTATTTAAAGAAACCATTTCTCAATCTATTCAAAGAATGGGAGTTTTCTCAAATACTATCCTAACTGCAAACGTTTATGGAAACATGGCAATCAACGCAGGTGAGGTTATCAACATTGAGTTTTCAGGTGCTGATGGAAAGGTTGACAAAACCTACAGTGGACGCTATGTTATCTTCGACTTAACTCATATTTTTTCAAAATCTGAGGACAAGTTAACAACCAAACTAACTTTAGTACGAGATTCATTCGGAGTATAAAAATGGAAAACATCGAAGCACACATTGCCAAGGATAAGGAGATTCTTGACAATCCTATGACTTCACCTAATCAACGTCGTCACATTGAGGGTGAATTACAAGAACTTGAAATTTATGCACAAAATCACAAACAAGAAATTGAGGCAGGAGATCATCATGATCCCTCACCTTTAGAATTGTTTTGTGAAATGGAACCAGACGCAGACGAATGTAGAATTTACGAGGATTGATAGCGTATGTTAGGTGCTGCCCCTACATTAGAATCTAATTACTGGTTTGGAGCGCAAGGTAATCGTCTCTGGGTGGGTCAAGTTGAGTGTGATGGTGATAAAACCATTACAGGAGATGAGTGTGTAGATTATCAAGAATCTAACCGAGTTAAGGTTAGGATTATGGGATATCACACTAGAAGTAGATCTCAACTCAAATCTCTTGATCTTCCTTGGGCAACCGTTTTAATGCCAACAACTGAGACCATTAGTAGACATTCTGCTGGTGTAGTTCATGGTCTTGAAAATGGTATGTGGGTGCTTGGAACTTTCATGGATGGTGAAAGTGCTCAACAACCTCTTGTGATGGGTTCTATCGGAATTGTAGATAAAAGACAACAAACTTATACTGATAGAGTATCGGATAAGGGTCTTTCAAATGATCATGCTGCGACACACCCAGAAAAGGTAAAAAACAATAAAGCATCTTCGGGTGGTCATGGTCAGTCAAATCGGGGCGAAAACACCGGAACATTTAGTGCCAATGATAAAGAACAGGAAAGTAATGAAAGACAAACTTTTACTGTTTCAAATGGCAAATGTGGTCCTAGACCAGAAGGTGACTTTGCTAAAATTTTAAACGATCTTTTTCAATTTACAGGAAAGAATGAAAAGATTGGTGGGGTTTTTGTAAATAAACTAACTGGCAATATTGTTGAAACTGCTGGTATTATTCAAACATATGTTAGTAGATTAGCAGCAGCAGCAAGTGGTATTCTTGGGGATATTAAACAATTAATTCTTAGTGAGTTTAAAAAGTATTTTCAACAATTTATTATTACACCAATTACTACTGCATTAGCACTTAAACCCACAAAAGATTCAGAAATTATTTGGGGTGCTAATAAACTAGGTGATGTATTCATTGAAATTTTTAAATGTATTTTTGGAACTATCTTAGAGGAGTTATTAAACTTAATTCTAGACATTGTTACTGGGATTATTGACGACGCTGTAAACAGTGCATTTTGTATGGTCCAGGATATTATTTCTGGTATTACATCAAAAATTAGTGATTTGGTTGGTTCAGCACTTGGTGCTTTAAGCAATGTAACTTCACTTATTTCTCAGTATGGAGATTGGGGTGGAAGTTGGTTAAGCAAAATTGGTGAATTAGTTGCTCTATTTTGTGATGGTCAACTTTCCTGTATTCTTGGTATTGGTGAATATACAACTAAAGAAGGTGAAAGTAGTGACAATTCTGTTGGTAGTTTTATGAATAGAATTGAAACATTTGGAAATCTTCCAAATGATGCTAAAATTGGATTATTTGGAAGTGATTCTTTCCTGTCTACATTTGAGAATACTCAAATCATTGATAGCGATGGTAATGTATCAAAAGGAACATTAAATTGTTCTAAATCTAATAAGTTTACATTTCCTGCCATTCCAGAACTTGTATTTACTGGTCTTAAATATAAGTTTGATGCTGCTGTTGGAGATTTTCCTGGTCCGTTTCCTGGAACTTATTCAAAGGGTTCTAAGTATCCAAGAGCAATTCCAGTTATTAATAGTAAGGGAAAAATTATCGGTGCAAAAATTACAAATCCTGGGGTTGATATTTCTCCTGGAGTAAAAATTTCAGTAAAACCTTATAGAGATTGGGGATCAGGTGCTGAACTTAAACCAATTATTAAAAATGGAAAAATTGAAGATCTTATTGTAATAAATGGTGGAGGAGGGTATCCGTATTTTGATGGATCAAATTTAAATCCTAGAATTCCTCTAATTGGTAATCAAGATGGTACTGGATCTGGCACCAATGGCACTGGAGACAGTACTAATGGCACTGGATCTGGTACTAATAATGGCACTGGATCTGGTACTAATAATGGCACTGGAGACAGTACTAATAATGGCACTGGATCTGGTACTAATGGCACTGGATCTGGTACTAATGGCACTGGATCTGGTACTAATAATGGCACTGGAGACAGTACTAATAATGGCACTGGATCTGGTACTAATGGCACTGGAGACAGTACTAATAATGGCACTGGAGAACCAGATTATGATAGAATCTATGGAATCTATGCTGAAAATCCGTATTGGATAGGAATTATTACTCCTAATAATCCTCCACAAGTTCTCAATGCGGGTGAAAATTTAGATGGTACTTGTGGTATTATTGTTGAACCTGGTAAAGATGAGGGAACTAATGTAGTTTTACCTGAATTAGAACCAGTTATTGTAAATGGAAGATTAATTTCTATCAAAGTAATTAAAGAAGGATTTGGGTTTACATCACCGCCTAAAATGTATATGGCATGTACTAATTCAAATATTGATTCTAGTGATCAACGTAGAGTAAAAATTCAACCAGTTCTAAGATACATTCCTAGAAAAGACGCTAAAGATTATCTCAATTTGTTTGATGATTATCGCGACATTATTGATTGTGTAGGATTCCCTGGAGATTATTGATGCCTAATTTTGATAAAGAACTAGCAAAAAAGAATGGTATGTCTGATGCTGCTATTGAGGCAGCAGACAGCATTAAAAAAACTCAAGAAAATGGAGCAGTAAAGTATCCTTATAACAAAGCAAAAACATTTGCTTGTGGACATAAGTGGGAGTTTAATGAAACTGAGGATAATGAGTATATTAACTTCAGGCATGGAACTACTGGTGCATACATTAAAATGTTTGCCAACGGTGACATCCAATTACATACTCCGGTAAGAGATGTTAATATAATTGCTGCAAGGCATATTAACATTAAAAACGGATCAACAATGGATATTGAAGATCCTAGTAAAAATGATAGGTTTGTTCTTAATGTTACCGGTAATGTCCATATGGACATTGAAGGTGACATGCATACTAATGTTAAGGGCAATCGTTATACCACCATCAATGGTGAGGATAATTTAACTGTTAAGGGTGCTTCGTTATATAATTACTCTGAACTTGGTGAGAATATTTCTGGAGACCATAAGTGTTCTGCAGGTAAATCTGTTACAACTGCCACCAATATGCAAAGAGATTTGAAACCTGGTGGTGTGATGCGTGATTCATTTGCTGGAACATATATCATTGAGCAAACAAGTCCTGGTGGTACTATGGAAATTAGATCAGCAGGTGATATGATTTTCAATTCACTGGGTCATATTCGATGCACTACACTCAGCAATTTGGACTTTGTAGTTAATGGTAAAGTTAATTACGCCATTACTGGTCTAAGAGTGATAGGATCTCCTACAGCGGTCCCTACGGGTCCTCTAGCACCCACTGAACCAGCATTTAATGTAATGGTAGCAACTGGTGCTATTAACCATACCACTGCTCTTGGCAACATCAGTACCGTTGCCACCCTGGGAACCATGAATCTGTTTGCTGGTGGTCCGTTCCTTGATGTTGATTGTCTCACAGGAGTGTACCTTAACTAAGGGGGGGTTGACAACGACCAATCCTCATGGTATACTTACAAAGTTCACAAAAGCACATACACTATGTTTACTGACGAATCTGTTTGCAGGGTAGAGGTGAGTATTACCAAACGGGTAATTACACTTCATTCTGATCTAGGTAGAGAGTTAAGCGTTGATTGTAGAACACCTGATGAGTTTCAGCAGGTTTTGGGTTTGGTACGTGAAAATTCAGAACGATTTGAAGTCAATTATGATTTCTAAATTCTAATCTATTTCTTGGGAGCGTGACGGAATCGGTAGACGTATCGGACTTAAAATCCGCTGACTATATAAGTCGTGGGGGTTCAAGTCCCCCCGCTCCTATTAAAGAAATGTACAAATTAAGATGTGACTACAGACACGTTAATTACATAGGAATTGTACTTGTCTACTACTTAAATGGAATGCCATTTATTTATGATGACATTTCAGAAACAGAGAGAGAGGATCCTTACGTAAAAGCAATGGCAGGATCTGAAGATGCTATCGATGTTGAGCAATTGACAAAGAACAGTGAGTATCTTATGATGGAAGAACTCCATCCATTATTATTTCCAGTAGAATTAGATGAAATTTCTGAACTCCCACCAGCATGAGTAAATATGATTTTGGTGGACTTGAAAGGCATCCTGCTAACATACTAAGATTGATTAGTGAGTTGGAGGGGTCCTATCAACTCTGTAAATATATGGGTTTTGAGGAGGACATGAAAATCCTTGACGAAATGAAAAGACCATACTATAAACTCTACTTCAAAACTAAGAAAGAGTATAACAAACCTTCTTAGTACTATTATGGAAACTTACACTATTGAATACTGGCAAGAGCATTGGGATGAATTGATCGCACGTGTGGAAGAAGGTTCTATCATAGGTGTGACTGATGGTAAACATAATGCTGTTATGGTTCCATATGATATGTACCTAGATACAATAAATGCAATAGAAACATGTATTCCAAACACGACGGATTTGACAGAGCATTGAGTGGATTTGGTAAAAAGGTAGAAATCATCTGTGCAATGGAGTTTGCAGGTAAAATTGATGCCGAGTGTGCTTATCAAAATATTAAAACTGAATTGAAGTCCGTAAAGAAGGTTCGTAAAGAGTATAAATAAAACTAAGAAATAGATCTGTGTTATACTAGGACGACTTAATGGCACTAACCCGACTGCAGAACATTATATCTTCCGTTGAAGGAAGAATTATTTACGTCAATCCCGATGACTTTGATTCGACGGATGCAATTGACAATAAAGGAAACTCGCCTTTAAGACCCTTTAAGACAATCGCAAGAGCAGTTCTTGAGGTAGCAAGGTATTCATACGTCAGCGCAGGTAATGCTGACGATAAATTTGACCAGTTTACAATTATGTTGTATCCTGGTGATCATATTGTTGATAACCGTCCAGGATCTTATGCTTACGCAATTGATGGAAATTCAAATTATGTTGGTGCTTTATCAGCAGTTCCATTCTCTGCTGGTCCTGTCTCTGGGCAATATGGTTGGTCTGATACGACTAGACAGTATGCAGATCTTTATAAAATTACTAACTCAGTCCGTGGTGGACTGATTATTCCTAGAGGTGTTTCTTTGGTCGGCATGGACCTTAGAAAAACAAAGATTAGACCAAAATTTGTTCCTAATGGTGGAACAAATGATGTAACTGGTACAACTACGATTAGTTTTACAGCATCGGATACTAACCGTAATGAGTTAACTATTACGGGTGTTTCAAACGGTCCTGATGGTGTTAATAACATTAATGATGTTATTATTGGATCTATATTTAAGAAGGGTGTTGCTGGATATTCAATTAGCAATACATTTACTGCAGGTGCAGGCACTCAGTATGATCCAGCAACTGGTGAGTTAATTCTTAATATTGGATCATTACACGGATTAACTACAGACAATAGTATTCGTATTGCAGACAATTCTCTTGCATTTACTTGTTTATCTGATGGTGGTAATTCTATAGTAACATATCCTCGTAATACAGACCCTGCATCTGATACTACTATTAGTATTCAATCAGTAGACGACGCAGGTGGAACAATTACTGTTAACGTAGGAACTTCTTCAGAAACTTCAGCTCATACTTTTGTACCTGGATCATCTGGGTCAGGTAATATTACTGCAGTAAATACTGGACTGAAAATTCAGGAAGGGACAGTAATTACTGGTATTTCTACTCAAACTGGTAGTTCTTCTATCGCTGTTGAAATTTCCAAACCTCATAATTATCTCTTAACAGACGTTGGCAATGGAACTAATATTGGTGCTGGAATAGTTATTGATCTTCCTTATGAAGATGATAATAGTAGAACTGCCTTATTCAGAATTACTGGTGGTTGCTACTTCTGGCAGTTCTCAATTTTTGATGGTGATCCATCAGGTGTATATAAATCTACTACAGTAAAACCAGAACCAACATGGTCTTTGGTTGATGATTTACAATTTAGTCATACTAAATTGACTGTATTTGAATATGCATCATTACACGATCTTAAAACATTTTACAGAAAAGTATCTGATGTAATTTCTGTTATCTCTAGTGAAAAAATTGAAGCAAAAATTCAAGAGAATAGAATTGTTGGTGCATTAGCAGATCAGGTATCTGTTACTAAAGTAACTAGAAATAATAGTATTGTAACTATAACTCTTTCTCAAGAACTTGAAATTACTGCCGGTAATTTTGTTGCAGTTAGAGGAGCAGTTAGTGCTGACAACAATGCCAACGCATATTATATTGGACAAAGGCAAGTTACTACTGTCAATAGTGGGAGTGAGTTTACTTATACTCTTCCTTCTTCTTCAGTTACGCAACTTGATACTTTAGAAGCATCATCACCAGGAGATAGTGATACTTCAACTAATGGAATGCAGGTTGAGTATGCTTCACCATCTGCTGATGTTCAGGTTGAAATTGATACCGTTGAATCTGCATCACCATATATTTTTAACGTATCACTTAGATCCACCTATGGGATCTGTGGGATGCACGCTGACGGTTCCAGAGCAACTGGATTCCGTAGCATGGTCGTAGCTCAATATACGGGGATTAGCCTTCAAAAAGATGACAGTGCATTTCTTAAGTATAATGGCACTACTTTTGTTACTCAAAGTGGTAATGACTCTTTGCATACAGATGCAGAAGCAATTTACAACCCTAAACAGAGAAGTTACCATGTAAAGGCATCTAATCGTGCTGTAATTCAAGCAGTTTCTGTTTTTGCTGTTGGTTACGCAGATCACTTTATTGCTGAAGACGGCGGTGACATGAGTATCACCAACTCAAACAGTAATTTTGGTATGAATTCGATGAGATCCATTGGATTTAGTGACCAAGCATTTAAGAAAGATGCTCTTGGTAAAATTACACATATCATTCCACCAAGAAATGTAGAATCTACTCTTTCTAATAGTTACTATGAATCTATTGACACCTTAAAAACACAAGCATATGGTGTTGCAAATTCTTCTTCAAGAATTTATCTCTCAGGTAGAGATGATTTCTTAGCAATCACTAGTGGTGGATCTAATTTTACATCAGGAAATGTTACTGTTAAGGATTCTACTGGACAAAATAGAACGATTATTTTAAGTGCAACTAATGGAGTTGTAATTAGTGCAACTTTCTCAGGTGGTTATGGAACATTCCAACCAGGGGATATTGTTACTATCCCAACTAATGCTGTTGATGGTGTTGGTTTAGATTGTGTTCTGACTATTGGTAATGGATTACTGAGAAAAGTTGGCAAATTCACTGTTGGTAGTAGAGTTCTTGATAAAGATGGATCTACTATTAAGGATAATATTTATGTGCCTTTATATGAAACTTCAAGTGCAACTGCCACCAGTGAAAGATATGCAGAAATTACTCCTTCACTAGGAAATGTTTTTGATTATGATTCTACCAACCCCCAAACAAATACAGCAGGTGGATGGTATATTAATGTAGATAGTTCAACAAATCAAATTTACACTGCTATTAATGGTAATACTAAGTATGGTTTAAATAAAATTGAGGTCACGCCTACATCATATATTAAGAGAATTGTTGATGAAAGAGTTGATGATGATAAGATTTATAGATTGCGCTATGTAACACAATCGGTAAGTGGATCTCCAACCGATCCGTCACCTTCATTCCCACAACGAGGTTATGTTCTCCAAGTTAAGAGAGGTCAAGATATTCTTGGAAGGGGTGATAGATTTACTGATGGTGCAAACCTCCTGCTGCTTAATAAGTATTTCCTTGCACATGAGGCAGTTGCAAGATGGATTAACGACAATGTTGGTAACAGTGAACTTAATCTTGCAAGCGAAAGATTGTCATGTATTGATGACTTAGTTAATATTATTGAGGCAGTTGCATATAACTTACGTTATGGTGGAAACGATCAAGTTTTTTCAGCAGCAAACAATTACATTACTGGAACAGGTGCTGGTGCTAATGGTATTCAAGGTGAAAGAGATGAGACAGTAAATATTCTTGACAACTATCTCAAGCAGTTAATGACATATGTTATTAACAATGGTGTTACTGGTAGTCCAGTAAATACTCCATCTATTGGAAGCATTGAAAATAATAATACCAGTGGTAATAACTCTAATAACTACGGTCTTCCAAATGTTATTAATCCTCAAACAATTTCTAGTGAGGAGCAACTAATTAATGTATTTGGTGGTTGTACTAATGTAAGAGATGCTGCATTTACTTTAGTTGATATTATTGTACAGGCACTTGGAAGTGATACAACTCCGGGTAATCTTAATAGCATTACTTCAACAACTCCTGCAGATGAAGATATAAAATACAATAGAATTTCTGGTCATGATTATAATGATGTTTACTATGTTTATGAAGTTGAAGAAGTAACTCCATTTAAAAAAGCAACGACAACAATACCAGAAGTTCCTGGTGTTTACTACTTAACTGTTCTTAAGGGTTCTATTCCAGTAAGTACAAACGTTCTTCCTGGAAATACCTTCAAACTTAGTCAGAATATTGATAATATCTATCCAGAAATTGATATTAATAATATTATAAATGATCCAATTATTGCAGATTCTATTGCAGATCCAATTACAATTGGTGTTGTTAACACTACTAATGGATTAGACAATAATGATCAATCTTTAAATAATTCATTCAGTATTACTAAAGAATCTCTTTCTTACTTCTTTGATGAATATTTAAATAATGAACTTGAGTGGGATTGGTCAGGTAAATTAAGTGCATCATCTAGTGTTGATCATAGTTACATTGTTAATGGTAATTCTGAGGCACATGATTTAATCAGCACAAACATACAAACTGGTATTGGTACTGGTGAAGTTAGAAAGATTCCAATTAATCCACGAAGACCCACGGATGCAATTGAGGTAGAACTTCGTAGACCATCTACCATTAGATCAGGTAATCATACATTTGAATATGTTGGTTTTGGTCCTGGTAACTATTCTACTGCTTTCCCAATCAAACAAAATAAAGTACTTACTAATGCTGAAGTTAAGTACTCGCAGTCACTTAAAGAGCAGGGTGGTATTGCATTCTATTCAGGTCTTAACTCTCAGGGTGATCTTTATATTGGTAACACTGTCATCAATGCTGTTACGGGTAAAACTACCAGTAATGAAATCAGTGAACTTAACTCTTTGACTCTTAAGGATAACCTCACTGTAATTGGTGGTTCTGGTAATACTATTACTTCTACATTCCAGGGTCCTGTAACGTTCCTCAAAGACACTACGTTTGATTCTGAAGATAATTTCTTCAGTGCTATTAAGATTAGAAATCCTGATGGTATTGTAACTAAAATTATTAACCGTGATTCTGTTGATGCTCTTACTAGCAATATATTGGGTGATACCGTATTAAATACTAATCCACTGAATGGTGGTAACCGTGGTTGGATTTACACTGAAGATAATGAGTGGAGAGAGCAGGGAATTATCGGTGTTGAGAAGATTCATAGTTATAAGGATGGAAGTAATTATACCTTAAATATTGGTTCTGACATTGGCATTGCTAATATCAATACAAATTATGATTTAGATGTAACTACTAACCAAAGAATTGGTACAAATCTTGATATTGGTGTAGGACTTACTGGAAGTCAACCAGGTATTAGTGTCAGTAAGCAATCTAGATTGCATATTTCTCAAACTTGGTCAGGATCTACTCTAGAATATAGACCACTTGAAATTGATATTGCAGGAGCACCAGTAGGAGCACCTGAATCTAGAATTATCGATGCTAAAGTAGGTGGCAATAGCGTATTCAACGTTGATAAAGTTGGTAATGTTAACATCCCTGTTGGTGCATCTTATGGATTGTCTAAGAAAGCATTCTCAACAACAATTTTAATTAAGAGCGTTGCGAATACTACCAACAACCAAGATACTATAACTACTCTTGGTGCTGGTTCTCAGTTAACTATTGACGTTGCTGTTTATCAGGGTAGTACTCAAGTAAGTGGTTCAAATGGTGTAATTACTCGTTCCTTTGGTCATAGGATGACTAATCAGTTAGTGGACTTTCTTTATTATGGTGCATCTGTTGATACTCCTCATGTAAGTGGATCAGCAAGAGATGCTGATGTTGGTGGAATTGGTAATCTTGCCGATTTTAATACTAGAAGTATGATAGTTTATGTTAATGGAGTAATTCAGCAACCATATTTTGATTATCATTTTGATGGCACATACTTATACTTTAATGGTTCTATTGCAGTTGATGGTAGAATTGACATTCGCTGTCTCGCTAACTAATAAATAAAACATAGGGTAAAAGCACAGAATGGCATTAACTAGAATTACGTCAAGTGTTATTAAGGATTCCACTATAACTGAGGGTAAATTTGATACCCAATATTTAAACGCAACTGGAACTCCTGACACTGGCAATCAACCAATCACACTAGAGTCCACCTTAAATATTAGGGTTGGTTCAGGAGCAAATTATTTCAGTGCGAGTGGAAATAAATTAACACTGAATGCTCCTTCAAATGATTTAAATGCTTTAGATATTGGGGTAGGTGGAATATCATTAACGTCTGGTGATATTACGTTATCAGATAATTCTACACAAGTTAGCACACCTAGGTTAAAAGTTAACGATGGTACAGTAATCTTACCGTCAATTTATTTCGGGGATGGTAATTCTACAGGTATTTCTAGAGTAGGAACACCTGAAACTTTGCAATTCTCTGTTAATAGTGCTTCTTTATTATCATTAACTAATACAAGTTCTGGTACTCAGATTTCTCTTGGTGCTAATGTAGTTAAGATTCTCACTGCAGAGGCAAATTATTCTGATATCTTAGGTTATTCTCCCCCAGATGGATCTTTAACAGTTGGTGGTTCTGAGAATGTTATTAAGATTAAAAGTGGTGGTGATGATGTAATTCATGTAAGATCAGTTAATGGATTTAGTCAGGCATATCCAGACAACGAGAATAGAGTAGGTGTTAACGTTGCTGATCCTCAGGCAATGTTAGATGTTGGTGGATCGATTCGTGCTCTAAGTTATCAAAATCTTCAAACGACAGATCTTCCTACTATTCCACTTAATAAGGGTGGTACTGGTATTTCAACTGGAGGTCTTCCAGAACAGTTATTGAGAGTTAATGAAGCAGGTACTGCACTTGAGTATTTCACCCAAAATACTGGTGATGTTAACAACCTTGCTGCCTTTGGTGTTTCTGGTGATAGTACAATTTATAGAACAACTGGTATTGCTATTGATGGTGATGGAAAACTAAACCTGACTGCTGATGATTTTTTAGATGGTGATACAGTTGAACAAAATATTGGCACATGGAGAATTGGTCAAACTATTAAAGTGTTTGGTATAAACACTAGAAATATTACACAATATGATTATACAAATTCTGATTCCTCTACTATTTACAATCAGTGGACAGATAGTATTGATCAAAGTTCACAGGTAACTAGTGCGGTAGGTGGTACTGGTGGTAGTGTGCAATACACATACTATGCACGTATTATGAATGTAAATACTGGAGTAATTTCTTCATTCCATCAACTAAAACATGCTGGTTCTGGTACAACTCCAAATGTAATTGGGAACTTCCCTCTAGATTCATTCAATGAGCAGAGATTTAATAGTGTAGTTGTTTTTAGACCCGATGCTAATCATTCTATCTTAATTTACAGATATCATAATAATATTAATACTGTTGTAACAGATTCTGAAGATAATAACCTCGCACCATCGGTTCATAATGGTAATATAAACCTGATTTCTATTCTTTCTCAACGAGATATCGGTTCTGATATTAATTTAGGTCCTATTACATATAAAGATTATGGACCATATGATAGATGTGTATGGGGAGAATTAAATTCTGATGCAACTATTAATAGTAAGTTTCTCCCACTTAAATCATTCCCTACTACTGTTGTTCCGAGTGCAGTTCCCTTTGCAAGAGCAATTCCTGGATTTATTGAAAGAGTTGTAGATTCTATAGATTATATTACTAAGCAAGTAACTCTTGCTCCAACTGGAACTCCACTTTATGATGCAGTAGATACATCATTGACTAGTAATATTGATCTTTCTGGTGGTGGAGTACAATTTGTACATGATGATACATTAGCAATTCAAACTGTTATTGCTGATGTTATTGACAAAGGATTAGATTCACTTTACTTAACTGGTGGCACTTACTTAGTCAAGAGATTAGAAATTCCTTCAAATTTCTCTCTCAATGGTGCAGGTAAATCTACGATTATTAAAAAGCAATTCTTTGATACTAATAGACAGAGAGTATCTAGTGGTGAAAGTAGTAGATTATATGCAGCATTATGGTTAAGAAAAGGATCAAATATTTCGGGTAACCCATCTGAAACACTTTCTCAACCTGTTGAGAATATTACTATTCAAAACATAGTCGTCGATGGCAATTATTCTAATAATATTAGATTAGGGAACAGTGGATCTCCTGATAGTAATGCTTTAGTATATGCAGATGGAATTAAGAATTTATCGTTATCTGCTATAGATATAAAACGTTCACTTGGTGATGGTGTATGGGTAGCAAATAGTGAAAGAGTTTCTATTCAAAATTGTTTTGTTAGTGATAATTCAATTACATATAGAACTTCCGATAATCCATTGCAAGCAACAGATACTATTATTTTAAAAGTATCTGATAGTGCATTTATTAATAATCCTGGTCCTGTAGATATTACGACAACAGAAGTTGTTGCATTCAATTCTTGCATCATTAGAAATTGTGGTACAGGACTTAGAATTTTTGGTACTAGAAGTGCTAATACTGAAAATAACTTAATTCTTGGTCCTGATGATGAGTGGATTCCAACCACTGACATTTATGACTCTGATTTTAGCAGTATTAATCTTAAGTGCTATAAGACAACAGGAACTGGTTCTAATGGTCCTGTTAAATTTACTTATGTTGAGGAAAATGTTGTTAAGAACTTTACCAGTACAACATTTAATTCTTTTGTGTATACTGTAACGGTTGATAATAATGGTAATGAAACTTTAGCACCTTCACCATTAACATATGTTAGTGGTGGAATTCCAAGATCTGTTCTTGAAGTTCAAGTTTATGATGCATTAAATGGAGGAGTTCAGATACAAATTCCAGGCAATGCAAATACATTAGCATCAATTCCTTATAGAAGCATTGCTGGTAATGTTGGTATCAACTATAACTACATAATTTATTATGTTAATGCTGAAGAGGAAATAAATATTGGTGAACCCGATAATTATAATATTACCGGGGTTGTCAGTTATGACCAACCATCTCAGCAATATACTATCAAAGTAACATCTGATACAATTGCTGAATTTACAAGAGGAGATATTGTAACCTTACAAGAGCATGATCCTTTGACTGGTTACAGTTTACCTTCAGATCTCGAAATTCGTAATACTATCTTTATAAATCAAGCATGGCATATGGTATTGTTTAGCACTGATTTTAATACATACAATGCCAATAACAATGGTGGTCCAATTACAATTGACCCTAACGCTACTGGATATATAAAGAAGAAACGTACATACACTATCGCCAAGGGCATCATCGGAGTAGAGTAACACATGGCAACAAATACAAATGTAAACAATAACTCTGCCGTCGTAGTTGTCGGCAGAACTGCTCCAGTTCCTACTGGACAACAACCGGCAGAAAAATCTATTCCGGTTGTTATCGCTAGTGACCAGGAAGCAATTCCTGTCGAGGAACAGAATAAACAACAATCAGAAGTTGCACTATCATTACTTGGCATTCCAAGATCTGAAGTTGCTCTAGGTATCTTTGCTGATGTTAACACTTATGATGTTAACCCATCGGAATGGACTTCAGTTCCTGAACAAACAATTACTTTACCTGCCGGTGGAACTGGATCATTAAGAAATGAATATACAGGATTCCCAGGATCACAGGACTGGGGTCTTGGTCATGTTCCTGCAGAAGCAGGTGCTCTTGTTGAAGCACCAGCAAACGAACATTCCATTTTAACGTCTAAGAGATTCTTTAGGTATCAACCAGGTCGTGTATCTGCTGGTACTTTTGGTGTTAAATTTGGTCGTGCTCCATATACCACTGCTAGAACAATCAGTGCAACATATTTTCCTAATGGTGCTATTCAGGATAATGGTGTATCTTATTTACTTGCAGGACATAACGTTCAAGTATTAAATCCATCAGTTAAGAAGTATGGTGTATTTGATAAATTTGATGGATACTATTATGAGAGTATTAATGAAGGTCGTGGTGATAATTTCTGCTGTGTAAGAAGAACACAATCATTGATTAGGCAGAAGAATAAAACTTATTTTTATGATCCTGATATTATTACAAATGCAAGACAGTTTGGCAATAAGCAATATGAAGATTATGGAAATATGGAGGTTGCTGGTGACTTCTATGATTATCATGGTGATGCAGTTATCTTTCGTGACGGTCTATTAAACATTCATGGAGGTTTGTTTGATCAATCTCTTCTGAAAGAGAAGAGGGATATTTATATTTCTGCTCAGGGTGGTACTGATGGTTCAGATCAAAATGGCACTGATGATGAAGAAATTCTTCTAGATCCTTATGAAAAGCATATCAAGGATTTTTCATATAACAATACTACTGGTGTATGTCAAGTAACCACAACTAGTGATCATGGATTTGTAGAGGGTGATAGTGTCACTTTAAAGGATATTTTACTTAAATGTAATACTGGTGCTAAACTGTATCCTAACAAGTATGCCCAGACACTTTTTAGAGTAACATCTAAATCAACTAACACTCTTAAAGTATTTGTAGGTAAATCATTCTATGATAATCCATCAAGTCCATATGGTGATGATAACTTTGAAGGATTTAACGTTTCCGATGCATACAATTTAAACACTGGTATAGTAAAGAAAGTTAATCTTAATGTTGATAATACGACTGATATTGTTGGATGGGAATATAATGGTATCACTGGAGTTGCTACGGTAACTTTTTCGAGTGATGTTACCTGGGCATTAGAAGGAACAAGAGTACAAATCAATAATGCGGTAACACTCAACGGAAGTGGAAAAACTTCATTCCCTGAATCATTTGACCCAGATGTATTCTATGTAAGAAGAAGAATTGATGCTAGAACCATTCAACTGCAGATTGGTAAGCAAGCAGTTTCTGGTATTGATCCTGCAACTAACACCTATAACACTGGTGGACAAATTAAGCAATACTTAAATGATAATATTCCTGATGATGGTTCTTCTGATTCTTTTAGCATCACTGGTTTTAACTACATTGTTGATTCAACCAGTAATGATTTTGGATACGCATTTATTACAACGACAGGGACAAACAATATTGGTGCGAATGATAGAATTCATCTATCTGGTATTGAAACTCAGTGTTCATATAATCCAAAACCAAAAATTTATCCCGCAAAGGATGATGAAGATACATTCCCAATTGAAAATGTAACAAGTAACACTTTCCAGTTTACACTAAAGACATCTACAGTTGTACATTTTCATGCAGACCTTACGGGTGGTACTAGTGGATCTGCATTTACCGGCAGATGTACATCATTGGGTCTAAGAAAAGGATCTGGAATTTATCTTTATAAGAATAAGCAACAAGCTGATCAAGAACTAGACAATACATTTGGTACTAATAGTAGTGTTGAAAACTCAGTAGTTGATGGTGGTATCTACTATGTGTCTAGCGTTCTTGGTTCCCGCATTAAACTGACCAGAGCAGCAAAAGGAGATACCAATAATTTTATTCAACCTGTTGCAGACATTTATGACTCTAGACAGATCACTCCAATTGAGATGAGTAGTGGTTCTAGAGTTTCATTTAAATTAACTCCAGACCAAACTGCAGGTTTGGAGACGGATAGTGGTACAGTTAATGAAGTAACTGGTGATGGTTCTGGTGGTGGTATTGTATATAATCCAACCAGTGGTGTTATGCAGATTACTGTTAATGGTCATGCTTTAGAGACAGGTGATTTAATTAAGATTGATGATTACTCTTTGGTCTTTACATGTAATCAAGATAATCATAACACAGAGCACAGATATCCAAGATCATTTAACAATAATCTTGACGGTACTGCTGATCCTAATGGTAATGCAACCCAAAATACTAGATCACCTGACCCAGTTAGTGGCAAGTGGATTCCAATTACTCGCGTAAATGATGATGACTTTACCGTTCAGGTTCTTGCAAACGTACCATCTACTGACACTAGCACCCATAGATTTGTAAGATCTGATGCTAATTGTATTGCATTTAAGAAGAACACTCCATATGTAAAAACTCCTGCCCCATTCATTCTTCCCAATACTAAAAACTTTAAGTATGCAGGAACTACTGATAGCGATCCTCAATCAATTACTAGTTTAAATCCATATGGATGTTTCCCATATAGGTATAGATACGGCACATTAGTTGGAGATCAGATTGGATATGTTTCCACAGATATCCCTCTTAATAATTCAGCAAATGCTGATGCAATTAGAAAACAAATTGATGATGTTAATAATAAACTACTGAAAGAATGGGTTTACAATCATGTCAAACCAGCACACTGGGGTGTATATGAGTATAGAGTACCACGTTCTAGATTCTCTGGTGAAAAAGTTCATGGTCTTGCCGAAGGTACAGATGCACTGGGTACAGATGTTCTTTATTCTGACGTTGTATATTCACAAGGTTCTCAAAATTTCCCAGGACAACCAGTAAGAGATGTAAGTACTGGTAGTGATTTATCTTCTGCATCTAGTTGGAATCTCAATCCTGAGAACGTTACCATGTATAAGATTGAATTCTCATGGTATGGTGCTGTTGGTGCTCTATTCCTTGCATACGTCCCTCTGGACTCTGGAGAGGCACGTTGGGTACGTGTACACCATCTGAGGGCATCGAACCAGTTAAAGGTCGCTTCCCTGGGCAATCCGACGCTACCTATCTCCTATTACGTATACGGTGGTGGTACTCAATATTCATATGGGTATAAGAATGATACAAGAACAGATAACACTGTTGGTTATTCTAATTCTTACTCAGAATTCCTTGTTAAGTATGGTGCTTCATACTACATTGATGGTGGTGACCGTGGCACTGTTCGTTTGTTTAACTATGCAACATCAGATTCATCTGATGTATATGGTTCTAGATTGAGGTTTAACATTCAAACTACTGAGAATAATGGAGATGGTGGAGATACTTCTGATCCATTCCCATATCTCGATATTACTGGTGCAACAAGTACTAATGGACCTACAGTAATTGACCCTACATTCTATATGGGTGCAACTATTGTTACACCTAACAGAGAACCAAATGTCAAGGTAGCATGGGTGAATGGTAATAAGATTTATTTAAGCAAACCAATTTCTGCAGCACAATCAGGTAACTTCTTTATGGTTCTTGATCGTCCTAATATTTTAGTTGGTTTAAACTGTAGATCTAAAGTCAATGGTGTTAGAAATAGAATTCAGGTATATCCTACAAGATTGTCTATTGGTAACTCAAATCAACCTGCTACGATTAAGTTAATCAAAACTCCTTTATTCCAGACCAAAAGTGCTACAACTCCAGACCTCAATGCTGGAACTGGTGGTTCTGATGGTGATTTCCAAACACTTTACACTAATGGTAATGGACTTACTGTAGGATCTATTGGTAGAGCAACTGAACTTGCTGGTGCTAATATTCCTGGAACATCTAAACCATATCTTGAAAATTTAACTTCTACATATGGTTACTTCCGTGCTTACTATGAAGGAGATAATGGAAATATATTTACAGTGTTTGGATTACTTCAAAGAAATGCAAGTGGCACATATCTATTCAGTACTAATGATAAGTTCAGTGCAAACATTGTAATTTTTGGAGATTTCTTAAAAGCAGGTGAGTTTAGAGAACCAAATCCCCAGGCAGGTGGTTTGGATGGTAGTACTATCGTTCCAACTTCTGATCCTTTAACATCATTATCTGCTATTGCAGTCAGTGATGAGCAGAGAACTCCAATTCCAGGAACAGGACAAGTAATTACAACATTATTCACTCCTTCTAATAGTGGAGAACAATTCCCGTTACAACAATTCTTTGATTATAACAAAGATTATCTTTCATTCCCACTTACTGATGAGATCGAAAATCTCTTCATTGTTGGTAGTGTAAATAGATTATATGACAGCAGTGCTGCCGAAACGGAAATTAATGCCGCTATTACGTGGGAGGAGCAATAATAAATGGCCGTAACATCAACGCCTTCTTTTGGTAAAGTATATGATGATGAGGGTAATGAAATTCTAAATGAATTTTATTCCCCAGCAAATACAAAAGATCTAACGGTATTATCGGGTAGTTCCTTTGATACTAAGATCGGATATAAATTTAGATCAGCAGCACAGAGAGAATTATTTGTAATCCTTCAAGATATTGAAGGAACACCACTTACAGATAGTGCTGGGGAACCGCTGGTCGCTCTTGTCGATGGATTTGTTACTAGTGAACTTACGTCAGAAAAGGCGTTAGGTGTTGTGCTTCCTACAATACCTGAAGAGAAGCAGGTTTTTGATTTTACTTTATTTGGTGAGAGTTTTGATTTAAGACGACGCCAAATAGGTGCTGCTCCAGGTGGTGGAGATATTCCACCATATGTTGAAATTACTAATCCTCAAGATGGATATAAGTATATTTCAAAAAAAGATACTATTGAAATTGCTACAGGTGCTGATATCTATAGAGATATTAGATATGGGGCAACTGAATTTGTGTCAAGTGCTAACTATCAGTTTGGTCAGGTAATCTATGTTGTTGCTGGTGCAACAATACGTTTATATGATGTTATTGCTGGATCTTTTAATGACGGTTCATTCTATACTGCTGGAACTACTGCACCAACTCATACCTCTGGGATAGTTAGTAGTAATCAGGTTGACTTTAGATTTATTAATGACACTGGAACTATAGATCCAGATAATTCTGAAGTAATTGTTGTAAGTACTCTTGATGGTCGTGAGATTGAATCTTTTACCATTGACGAGATTAACGATGTTATTGCGGCCAATGGAACTCGTACTATAACTTATTTTTTAAGTAAGCAACCAACGAATGAAATTAGATTTGATGATGATAATCCTGTATCATTAATTAAAAAAATATTAACGTTAACGAGAACAGGCACAGTTAAAGTTGAAGAAGTATTTCCTTCAGCGTCAGAAGTTAGTACTTCTCTATTAGGTATTGATCGTGCTGAGACACAGTTGGGACTGTTCTCTAATGTATCCACCTATGGATTTGATCCAGATGAATTTGTATATTATACTGATAATGATAACATTGGTCCTGTAGTTTGGAGTGAAAGAGAAACTGAAAGAGAAGGACCACACTATCAATCAAGAGTAGAAGAGATTAGTAATGAAGGTGCATTAAGAATTAGTTCTTTCCCAGTTCCATATACGTTCCCATATCCACCACTTTCACAATCATTTAATGCAGACGGTAATGATACAAATGGATTATTTAATGAAACTAACTGGGACAGATGGCAAAACTGGTTATGTTTAGGAAAAACTTTGTATGAAAGGTTCTCTATTGCAAAAGATCTTGCTACAGGAGAAAATAAGAGAAAGTATGCTGATTTATTGACAAGATTTTTACCTGCAATTAATATTTGGGATGATGCAACATTTTATGGTAATCAATTCTATGGTAATAGCACTACCACATATTATAGACAGATTTCTATATGGACAGAAACGTGGAATTTTATTGTTGCGGGTACTTTAACTGATCCAGTAAGTAATCAAAAAATTAATTTTGAGTATATAGATTCTGCACAACCAGTGTTAAGAGGAACTGGAACTGATACTAGTATTGGTGCTGGTTCTATTCCATCTGGAACACCTAATAATGGTGTAGATCCTTCACTACCTGCAACTTATTTAAATCCATATCAAGAACAATGGTTAAATCGATTATGGATTTCTGTCGATCCAGATTCTGGTGGAGATCCTGGACCTCTTGATTTTAGACCTGGATATGGTTTAGTTGGGGGTCAGTATGCATTGCTGCAATCTAGACAGGCATTTAGGTATCAACCAGGACGTATTAGTGGTTATACATTTGGTACTAGAGCAACAATGACCAAAGAAACTGTAGGTAATTATGCAGAATGGGGTATCTTTAATGATTTTGATGAATATGTATTTAGAAGAGAAGGTGCAAACTTCTATATTGTAAGAAGATCTAATGTACACTTACCATCAAGTACACGACAAGAACTTGGTGTTACTGATGTTGATGGTGTTGATGATATTGATTTAGTAAAATATTACAATAAACTTATTGCCGGTAGAACTTATAGTATTCAAGAAATTATTCTTCCCAGAGAGAAGTTTAATGGTGATAGTTTAAATGGTAATGGACCGAGTGGTTATCTGTTGACAACAGATGAAATCACAATGTATAAGATTGAGTTTGGTTGGTATGGTGCTATTGGTCTAAGATTATATGCATATATTCCAATTGAAAGTGGAAAAGCACGTTGGGTAGTTGTTCATACATTTGTTATTGAGAACAAACTATCAGAACCATCTATGGGAGATCCATTCTATAGATTTAAATATGAAATGAGAATTGGTAGTCAGCAGGCACCACTTATTGATGAACCACAAGTTCTGTATAAGTATGGTACTTCAATGTATATTGATGGTGGTGATGAAGGAACAGTTAGTGTTTATTCTCAGACATCTGATATTAAAAATTTACCATTCCAATCCGGTGGTGGTAATTATGTATCATTGTTTGGAATTTACCCTAAATCAAATATTGTTAGTGGTGGACAGGACGCACAGGGAAATCCTGTAGAAATTCCTAACAAGAAAATTATTATTCCAAAATCAATGTCAATTTCTGCTACTGCAGTAAATCCTGGTGAAACAAATGCCATGGCAGAAATTAACTTTACTAAGTGTAGTGCTTGTACTGGATCTTCATATCTTTACATGCCAGATATTTCTAATGGTTATTTTAATTCTAGCAGAAAGTTTAAGAAACTTCCATTAGGTGCAGCATCATCTAAGTTAACATTAGCACCTATTGATATTTCAATTATTAATGTAGAATCTGGTAATAGATTTATCACTTCGGATTCTAATTTAAGTTACATTAGAAACGGTGATTATATTGATCAAATTTTTGATGCTAATTCAGTTTCACTATTGAATGCTGGTCATATTATAGATATGAAGTATAGAGGTGTTACTGGTACTGTGACTAATGGTGGCAGTGCATATGATTCGGGGTCATACACAGATATACCTTTAACTGGTGGAACAGGAACATCTATTACTGCAGATATTGTTATAGTTAATGGAATAATTGGATCTGTAATTCCAACAATTAAGGGACAAAATTATACTGTAGGCGATGTATTATCAGTAGATCCTGATGTGATGACTGATGTTGCTGCTTCTCCAGGAACTGGAATGCAATTTACAGTAACTGGTGTCGATACCATTGGATTTAGAGTACTATCAGTTCTAGATACGAATGAGGTTAATACTGCTAATACTGCCATTGCTGGGACAACAATAACAGTACAACCTTGTTTTATTTTAAATGAAACTGAAAGAAGATTGTATGATATTGAGATTAGTGATTTAAAATCTAAAGTAATTACCACAAGAATGTGGAATACTTATATTGGAAATGTTGGAGAAGATACTGTAGGTTCTCTTCCTACTACTGCTAATATTTTAGGTTACATTAACAGTGATAGATGGAATCTCACCGAGGAAAGATTATTAGATCCTTCTAAAATTGTTATCAATCCATCTTCATTAGTTGGAGGTGTTATTCCTACACCAGCAGATTTCTTTGGTGATCCTGCTACAGAAACATTTGACGCTAAATTAGATGTTAAGAGTACAATAGTTGCAAGTCCTCAACCATTATCTGGTCCTACAGGAGTAATAAAATGGTTACAGAATTACTTTAAAGATGGTACTGGTAATGTACGTGAATGGGAAATTGGATTTACTCCTTTTAGACCTACTTTTAATCAAGCAACAGGCGAATTGGTAAATTGGGTTAGTCCTGCTGGTCAAACTTACACTGAAAATTGTTATCAATATGATCCAATAACTGAAACTTATGTGTCATATCCTAAGGAACAAATAAATCTTGGTGATGATAAAACAGTTTCATTAGATTTACATCCATATAATACAAGTGTATCATATATTGGGTTTGAAAGTGGTGAGGACTGGTATGGTAGAATTGCTCCATTTACTGAGGATTTCAGAATTCCAACTCCAAAAGGTACAAGTAGTGGTAGATGTGCTCAAGCAAGATTGTTAAAGCAAGATACAATTACAAAAGCAGTTACTCAAATTGAATCCTCAGAACTTAATTCTATCGATAGGAATCAATTTGAGAATGGATCTTTTGCAGATGATGCTGAATACCAAGATTATAAAAATAGTGCTAATTATTTTTTAAAAATATCGGGTGGAGGTACTATCTACGAAGGAACCGGTGATCCTACTGGAGGTCAAATTGCAATAAATCTTGAAAACACATTATCATATATTAAATTTTTCTATACAAGTGACGGTAGTGGGGGAATTGCTAGTGCTACTCCACAAATTGCTAGATTTGCTGGGAAAGAGAAGCAATATAAAGATCCTGCAACGGGCGAATCTTCAGTAACATATAGGATCATTCCAATTCTTGACAATGATGGGGTGGATATTAACATTAAAGATTCAGTAGATAGTAATGGTAATTTACTAATTCCTGCAGCAAATGCTGGATTCACTATTGCATATAATGGTGTTGAAATGGTATCATGGTTCTCTGGAGGTTATTCTAATTCTGATCCAGATGGAAGATATAATGTTCCAAATTCATATACTGGTGGGGGAAATAATCAAGGAGTATTTAACTTCGACGCTTTCCCAATGTATGCTTTCTTTAAATTTAGAGATGGTGCTCAAATTAGAGGTGCAGAATTGCATGATATTGATGAATTGAATAACCTGTCCACTCAAAATCCACAATGGAAAAGAAATTTTGATACTGTAATTAATAAAGTTACTGGTAATACAGAATCTGTTGATAGATGTACTTATGGACTTGCCAGTTCATTAAGAACAGGACAATTAAATGTTGATGGTGTGGGAAGCACTGTTCAAAATAGTGCAATTCCAAATGATGATGTAGTTCCAGCAGCATTCCAACAAATTAGTAGATTAAGTTCTGCAAATATTGATACTCAAGGAGAATCCATTCTTAGACCGGGAAGTCGTCTGACGACCCTATATATTAATAATGAGACAAAATACTTTGATCTAGAGGATGTATTTGGATTTGATAGAAAAGTTCTCACCCCAGATGTAGTTAATACTGAAGCAATATTTATTGTTGGACGAGCAATAGGTAATACTGCAGTAGACATCGAAATCAACATTACATATATCGAACAATTGTAAGAAATGGCAATTAATAATCCAATACTTTTTGGTTTAAAAGTAGCAAATACATTCTCAGACATCCAATCAAAAAATACCGCTCTAAACAATTTAGGGTTAGATATTAGAGATCTTGAAGTTATTCGTGGTATTTCTGAATCTCTCTCAAGATCTGAATTACAACAAGTTTCTGGTCTTGATGTTAATTTGACTAGATTTATTGATAGATTGAAATCAGATACTAATCAATATAGTAATTTAATTAATCTAGCATCTGGTTTTGTAGTTCCAACTAGAGGTAATCTTGAAGCATTTGGTGCCATCTCTGGTGGTGCCATTAGATATCAATACGTGCCAAATGATAAAGGTATTGATGTTACTTCTGATGATTTAAAATATGGTGACATTTCAACATCTCGTGTCAGTGCATGGAGTGGTGGATCTGAGATAAATCCTACCGAACCAGTTTCATATGGTGCATCGGTTCAAGTAAGAGGATCACTTAAATTAGGTCAAAGTGCCACATATAGTGTTCCTAGCAATGAATCAATTTTAAATGTAATAGATGATCCAGAACCAGTTAGATTTGATACTGAAGTTCCGACAGAAATCCTTAAGATTAATGTTAATGGGCAACCTGGATATGTGTATGCAATGCGTGGTATTCCACAGATTTTTACCACAGCATTTAAGAATTTAACTATGCAGTTTGGTTACAATGATTATAATGTTGATGGTATACAATTGACTCCTATCTTTACGTTTACTGATACTGATAATGGTAATGAAATTGTATCCCGACCAATTCCTAATAATCGAGTATCTGTAATTAGATTTAATTCTTCTCAATTTAAAGAAAGGGAAATGAGAGTTTATTTCCCTCCCAAATTTATTACTTCAATTAATGCTACTAGCTGTAGTTTAGCAACATTCCCTAAAGTAAAATATGAAAGTATTAAAACTATTACATTAACTAACAATATTTTAACTGAACTTCCTAATTTTTCTGAGATTGCATATAAACCAATATATAATGCTACAAAAACTGCAGTTACTGGTTATGATTCGGAGTTAATTACTCTAGGTTTACAAAATAATAAATTTTATGTTGATTCTGATGAAGATCAAAGATTTTTAGGTAGTCATTCAATGACAAGATTACCTTCAAATTTGAGAACTTTGAATATTCGTGGTTGTTATAATCAACATACTAGTTTCTTAGATGCAAATGACTTTGTAGCATTAAGTGTATCTCAGACAGAGTATCTTGGCGTTCTTCTAAACAGTGAAGAAAAACAAACTTTTACATTTGATATAGGTAATCCAGCACAATCAATTGATGTTAAAGGCATTTACTTCGATAAGTACACATATACTCCAACTGGAGGAGGTAATGTATATTATGTTTATATTAAAGAACCAACCAGAGTAGGAACTACAGACACATTTGAAACGATACCAGGTTATAAGGAACAAGTTGATGTTCTTGATTTCTATACTAAGACACCGAGATTAAAATCTCTAAATCTACAAGATCTAGGGGCTAGGAGAATTTATAGAACTAGTAATTCTAAGTATGTTGACGTTTATAATGAAGATTACTATGGATATATTAATAACGTAGAAATTACACCAAGGTTAAATCTGTTATTTTTAGAATATTTTAATGTTTACAATTGTTATTTTACTAAATTAAGTCCAGCATTTGAGAATCCTGAAACAGATGGTGGATTGGGTGTTGAAAATTCTCCATTAGAATATTTTAATGTTAGTGAAAATGAAGCATTGACATCTAATGATATTAAATTCCTGAAGATGACAGCGATTAAAACTATATCTATTTCCGATACTGCACTTCCAATTCCATCAGGTCTCTCTAATAAAACACAGTTAACTGATTTAAACTGTAATTATACTAGATTTCCAAGTAGATCTCCTGGTACGTCAAATCTAGCTCCTGGTGGTCAACCAGAACCACAAAACAATCATTTATGGGGTACTACCACTCCAACTGCATTGAGTGATTATAATCTTCAAGGATGCAGCAATCTTAGAAGTTTAAGATTCTATAAATCTAGATTAGATGGAATGATTCCTAAATTTACTGGTAATGATGAATTGAGATCTATTGATTTTAGATATACTAATATTGAAGGTGGTCGCCCAGGTGGTGTAGGTGCTATATTTAATAATGGTGATCATGGCAGACGTTACATTATGTGGGACGATACATTTCAAGATGCTCAAAAAATAACATCAATTAGGATCTTTAGTAATAAACTTGGTAGAAATATTGGCACATATAGTCCAGGTGCTGGTGATGATTATGTGGGTGAAGATGGTACTAATAAGACAAGTGATTATGTTGGTGCAGAATTTCAAGATGGTGTATTTAGTTTACCCTTATTAAATTATTTGTTAATTGATACTAACGGTGATTTTTTACAGGGATCATTTTTCTCTACAGGTGGTGCTCCTTCATTGAGAGAATTGTATTCCAATGGTGTGGGTTGGGGAAGAGCATTTGATGATGGAACTCCATTTCCATCATTTAATGGTAACCTTAACTTGTATAGAGTTGATCTTAGAAATAATAAGTTTAAAGGAACGATTACTCTCGTCAATCTAAATAAATTAAGATTCTTCTATGCGAGTGGTAATATTATTGATAATATTGGTAATTTAAGTAATCTTGGTGCATTAAATTATTTCTATGTCGGCAATAATAGTTTAACTGGTGCTGTGCCAGATTTCTCTGCTTCTGCACCTAATTTGCAATTTGCTGGATTAGAAAATAATAGTTTGAATGTGTATCCTATAGGTTCATTGAGAACTATGACTAGGATTAGATCTCTTGATTTGAGTAATAATAATTTAAATGATGCTGCTATTGATAAAATTCTTGAAGATCTTCTTATAAATTATAATAGTGCAAAGAGAGGTGGTGTTGTTATTAATTTAACTTCAATTGATAATAGTATGGGAGCACCTACACGTGGTGAAATTATAACTCCTACTACAATTACAACTAAAGTTGGAGAGGAGACGATTGTAGTTAATCAACTAGATCCACTTAATCTTGATTTGGTATTCAGATTACAAACGTTAGATATTGAAAATAATACTGTAGGTTCTGCACCTTTCGATACAATTAATTTTGCTAAATTGTATATTGATGGTGTTGAAATTATTTTACCAAATGCCATTGTTCAACTTAATTATGCTACTAACCAGAAAGGAGTTGAATTTCAACCAGGTTTTGCTCCATCACAAGGAACTGTAATTAAAGTAGAAGCATGGAAAACTGATAATGGTCAAGATATAACTGAAACTGGTGGTATCTTAATTAAAAGAGAGTTAAACTCCAAAGGTTGGATCGTTCAAACTAATTAATAAAAATGGCAAATCAAGGTTTTGTACAACAATTAAATCTCGCTGAAGTTACTGATGGCGAAAAGATTATTAATAACCTTGCAGGAGGTACATCTGCAAAAGATTTACAAGTATTCAAAGGATTATCTTCTGAGAAATCGTTACTGTTTTTTAATAGATTTCAAAATACTGCGATAACTGAAGAATCTGCAAAATCAATTGAACTTGGAACTAAATTTATATTTAATAGTGTATTTAATTACACAGATGATGATGTTGTTGAGATTCAACCTATTAATCTAATTGAAGATTTTAGTTTTGAATATGTAGGATTTGCTGCTGACGGTGTAATATCAAATCCTTTGGCAGGTTATGATATTACATTTGATAGAGGACAATCATATGAACCTGGAACCTATCAAGTTAAATTTAAAGGTGGTAGTGGAACATTTGAATCTGCTGAAGCAACAGTTATAGTATCTGATGGTGCTCCTGGTTCTACTGGATTTCGTGGACAAATATCTTCTGTTGAAATTACTAGCAGCGGCACTACACAAGTAAGTGGTGATGATATTGTAGGATTTAAACAGGGAGAAGTTCTAACTGTATCACAATTTAAGGAGGGATCTTCAGCTTATACTGTAGGTGATTTGCCGGGTGATTTGTCGGGTGTTCCTGGACAAGGTTTTACCGTAACATTGACTGGATTTCCCTGGAGAGTAATTTTAGTTGGAAATTATTCATGGGATCCTGCGGATTTAGAAACCCAAGAATTGTCGGTTGAGATTAGTAATACAAGTGAAAAATTAAATGGAACGTATGATATACTTAGACAAAATGGTGTAAACAAATTTATATCTTCAAATAATAGTACTGAAAAGGCATATGATATTAACAGGAAAATCTTTGCCCAAGAAAATATTACTACTAATTTAAATTTATTTGACGTTGATGGTGATGGAGTTCTCTCTACTTTTGATATTGATTTATTGGAAGTATTCTTTATAAATAGTGAGAATTTTGATCAAACAATACTTGCAGATTTTCTTGATGATGTTAAAACTTGGGTGCAAAGTTATATTGCTGCAGGCAATGCACCAGGTAATGATGCTGTTAGAACTAATCCTGTTTCATTAGTAGCATATATGGAAGGGTTGAATAAGAAATTAATTAATATTGATGGTATTGGTGAAGATCCAAGTTCTTCTGATATTACATTATTACGTACTTACATTTCAAACTCTACCAACTCTGATGGTGCAACGGTAGTAAATCCAGGACTATTATATGAACCAATTGCTGCTAGTACTTCTATTAATCAATCAGAAGTAAATGTTACTGGATTAGGACATGTTATTGCAACCGGAGTAAGAGTAAGAGAATATCCTAATTACACCTTTACTACTGATGAATATGTAAAACCATTCTTTACGATCTATGAAAAAATAGCTGGATCTGATAAAAATATCTTTGATACTTTTTCTAAGTTTGGGAGAAAGATGACATGCAAAACAAATCAAAGTAATTGGATTGCAGTTTCTATTGGCAGTTCTTATAATCAAGGAAATATTGATTATAGAATTGCAGACAAATTTACATCAATTATCGATAATGTTGTAAATTATTTTGTAATTGTAGTTGCTTCAGGTGAAGGATTTTCTGTTGGAACAACATTTAGTATTTTCAATTTACAGGTAGTCAGTTCATTTCCTGTTATTGGTTCTAATGATACTGGTGTAGAGTATGGTATATTTGATGCAAATGGGAGAGATAATTTTTATCTTAGAACACAACCAAGATCAACATTAGCATCTGAAAAAGAAATTGTATTGATCGCAGAATCATATATTCTAACATCAGATGAAAGCACCACATATGCTGGTCAAAATGTACCTACAACAACATTATTCCCAGATGTTATCTTTAAGAGAGATGACTCTCTAACTATTGAAAATGTTGGTAATTTAGAACCACCTGAAATTCTTGAATCTGGTAATCAAGCAGAAGGATATGGTAGAGAAGGTGGATTTACTTATAATGTAGATGATGGATATACAGTAGAACTTGATAATGTTAGCAACACAGTAGATCAATCTACATTTTTAAAAAATCGAAAGTATAGAATTGACTCAGATTTATATTATGAAAGAAGTATTAACGTTGATGGATTACTGACTGCATTTGATCCTGATAATTTTAATAGTAATGATAATCAATTAGCAGAAGATGTATCACCTGGTATTTTTATTAGTGATGCAGGTTCACAAATTACTAATGATCTTAGATCTGACTTTGCTGGTAAGACACGTTCATTTTCTAGTGATTATAATCCATGGGAAGCAGTGGATGGTAAAATACAAACCACTTCATTTAGAGTCAATATTAATGATCTATTCTTCTCTACTAGTATTGATATAGATTTGCGTCAAAATGGACTTACCGTTGATAATAGTAAATTTGTCGATGGTAATGGTAACTTAGGAGAAACCTTATCAGATAATTTTGCTATTGTTCCCGCAAATCCGACAGCATATAAATTAAAAGTCACTATTAATGGAGAAGAGTTCTTCATTATCATGAAGAAGGTCTAGTTGCCATCAATGACATCTTGAGGAATACTATCTCCAATAAGTAGATCATACTTTGATCCACTAAAATCAATTCTCAGTTTCTTGTCAACATCAAGATCAGATGTGGTTACGCCTGCAGGGATTTCTAAAATGTCTGCAACTGGATGTCTTGCAGAAATAACTCTAACATTTAATCCACCAGCAATACCCATATCTGGTTCATTGATAGTAGTAGATAGACCAATAGCAGAACTATCAAATGGTGGTGAAGTATCAAGAGGAGGGCAGCATAGTTCTCTATTTGTTGTGGTATTAGTAAATGTATAGACAGTCAATGGATTCATGCTATTTTGAATTCTGGTCTCTACACCACTAGTGGTAGCAAATGGATGAACAAATCTTACAAATGGTATAAAGGATTCAGTTTGTGAGTTACCTAATACTACTTCATAAACTTTACTTCTAAATTGTATAAAGTCAAAGGGATCATCAGCAGAATTTGTACTGGTTCTCTTAGCAGGACTAAAGTCCTGGTTCTGCATATTAATAATTGGATGAATTCTTAGATCAGAGTTAGTAATATTATTAGTAACTGTCAATCCATTGTCAGTTGTGCCAGTGTAATGCTTACCATATACACTATATGCACCTTGGAACTCACTAAACTCGTTAAAGTAAATTAGTTTGGTTGTACCACTAATTTCTGTCCTACGCACATAAGAATCACTAGGTAATACTCTGTTAGTAGATCCAATATTAATAGGAATACTATTAGGATTGTGGAACCATGAAATCGCTTCAGCACTTGATATAGAAATTGAAGAAGTCACTTTGTAATATTGATCACTTCCAGTAGATCCTGCTGTATTACCTAAAGTAGTTTTATTAGTAATGTTAGCACCTTTACTGATGCGATTGGATCTATTTTTATAGGACCAACGTTGGACCCAGTAATCAGATGTATTGAACTTAGTCCAATCAATTTGTTTACTTTGAGGATTGCCATCATCATTATTAACTACATCATCCCACACATATGCCTTAGGGTTCAGTTTAATAATATAATTGTATTGATAGTTACTATTTCTTCTTATTTTAATGTAACCAACAATTCTTCCAATTGGAATATAATCATTAGAACCA